AGGAGCAGGCCTTTTGCCCACGGTGGCGTCCTGCCCATCTGCTCGCAGACCGCCTCAAGCGACATCCGGGGATCGGCCTCGATCACGAGCTCGTCGTGGATGTGCATGACAATGCTGCAGCAGCGGAGCGTCTTCATGGCGTAGCACAAAATGTCACGGGAGGTCGCCTGCACGATGTTCTCCACAAACCGGGCTCCGTAGGATTCGAGCCGCTCCCATTTCTTTGTGCCGCCGACACCTTCATAGGTGATACACTCACCGCCGAACTTATTTGTACCGACCTTGGGTTTCACGTAGGCGAGGTTTCTTCCGGAGGGAAGCGTGATAAACAGCATGCCGCTCCGGTAGGAAAAGAGGATGCCGTGTGTCTTGGTGGCGTGGTGGAACTTGACGGCCTCCATTGCCGCCCGGTCGACGTCCCACCAGAAGGACACGATCTTCGGGTTCGACTGCCGCCATGCATCCACAAGCTGGGGAAGCTCATCCTCAGATAAGCCCATCTCCAGAGCGCCCATCGCTTTTAAGGCACCGACCGAGCCGCCATAGCCGAGGGCGAGCTCTGCGATCTTGCCTTTTTGCCGCAGGTGGCCGTTTATGCCATGCTTCTCGACCGGGACTTTGAACATCTGGCTGGCCGAGGCGCAGTAAATGTCACCGCCCTTGGCAAAGACCTCCTGACGCCACTGTTCACCGGCCATCCACGCGATGACGCGTGCTTCAATGGCAGAAAAGTCCGAGACAATGAACTTCTGGCCGTTTCTGGGAATGAAGGACGTCCGGATCAGCTGCGAGAGCGTGTCCGGCACATCCTCATACAGTATTTCGACACTGTCGTAGTCACCGGATCGGACAAGGGCACGTGCCTCAGCCAGATCCGGGAGGTGGTTCTGCGGCAGGTTTTGCAGCTGGATCAGCCTCCCTGCCCAGCGGCCTGTGCGGTTGGCTCCATAGAACTGGAACATACCACGGGCACGGCCATCGGCGCAGACAGCCGTTACCATCGTCTGGTATTTCCGGACGCTGGATTTGGCAAGCTGCTGCCGGAGCATCAGGACGCGCTGCAGCTCAGGCGGTGCCGTTTTGATGAGCTCTGCCACGACCTTCTTGCCGAGGCTATCAGTCTCCATGCCGTTATCCGCGAGCCACTGCTTCATTTGCTGGACGCTGTTCGGGTTCTCCAGCTCGGTGAGCTGCCGCATGGCCTCGGTCAGCTCTGACCGGGAACGGGCATCCATGTCGATGGCCTGCCGGACAAGTGGCAGGTCGATGGCGACGCCACGGTCGTTGATCTCCTGATCGATGTGGTACTCGTCCCAGACGGCATCCGGCACCGGGAACTTCTTAAGCCTCTGCTGGATAGACATTTCCGTCTCGACGTCCCGTATGTTATAGCGTTTGAAGGCAGCCCATTTCTCCGGGGCATGGAAGGGACGGTTCCGGGTGCGCTGGCCATTGGTCTTTGTGGGAGCGCAGGGCTGGCAGAAGTATTTGATCAGATCCTTGCCCTCGGTGAGCTTTTGTTTCTCAAGGCCGAGCACGGCACCGACGCCCTCCAGCGAGAGGGGCAGCCCCATCGTAGCCGACCAGATCATGGTGCAGCGCCAGCCCTCCGGTTTGAGGTAACGGGCGCATTCTTCCGAGAGCGGATGGTTGTCCTGAAAGGAATCGAGGCTTAAGCCCAGCGACTTCATATACTGGGACAGGCAGATCCGTTCAAAGTTTGCATTAAATGCCCACTTGGTGACGGCATCGTCTGTCAGGGCGTCGAGGATCTCCGAGGGGATCTTCTCACCGCAGGCAAGGTCGATCACCTGCACGGGAGCGCCATCTACGCTGTATCCGAACAGCAGGATCTCAAAATCCGGTGCCTCCACGTAGCGATAGACACCGGCCTTCTGAAGACTGACGCTGGAGTAGGTTTCAATATCTATGCTGAGTGTTTTCATGTTGTACCTCCAAAAGGGCGACAGAGAGACTCCCTGCCGCCCGGTGTGTTCAGCGCTTTTTGCGTTTCATGTCCTGATACCATTTCTTCCAGATGGGACTGAATTTGTCATAGACGGTCTTGGCGATCCCGATGATGATCACACCGAGGATGTAGAAAATTGTCCCGTAGATAACAAGGAAGAAAATGACGTTCACGATAACTGCAATCAGCTGGTTTGACATATTTATGATCTGTTCCATATCTTTTACCTCGTTTGTCAAAAGGGAGTGGCAGCGGCAAGGCCACCACTCCCGGTGTCTTATTTCAGGGCTTCCATGCGCTTTACGTGGTACTCGTCGTCCTGCAGCGCTTTCTTCTCCTCACGCTTCTCGCGTTTGTGCTCGTTCACGATGGTCTGGATTCCAGAGATGGTGAGCGAGATGATCATGAGGCAGAAGCAGCCAATCAGGATGTTGCAGAGAAGGGATGAAATCATAACGGTGCTTTCCATTGTTTGGCACTCCTTTCCTTAGTTGAGAAAATCTTCGTCGTCATCGGTTGCGAAGTCGGACTCGGCGCTGGCCTTGCCGCCCAGAGGCTCACCGGCACGGATCAGCTGCAGGTTGTTCAGGCCGCAGGCGATGCCGCGGTTGCCGTTGGAGTTGAAAGCGTACAGGGTGATGCTGGCGCGGCCATACACACCGGAATAGACCTCCGAACGGGTGAGCACAGGATTGAGATCCGCATCCACGATGCCGGGTGCCGTCGCGGAGTTCGCGTTGATGAAGTAGGCGTTGGCGTAGGCCGGATCGTCCGGGCGCTCTGCATCGCCGTCACGGAGAGGCGTCTTGATGGCTGCCAGAGGCGGCACGCTCTTAGAGTTGCCCTTGAGCTTGGACTCACCCTCGACGTAGGCAGCTTCGATAGCGGCCTTGATCTTGGCGATGGTCTTGGTGTCAGACTTCGGGATGATCAGGCTGACACTGTACTTCGGAGTGCCGCCGTTGATGGACTTCGGCTCCCAGACGTTGGCATAACTCCAACGGGTATTCTCGCCGGTGATGACTTTCATAGGATTCTTAACAGTTGCGTTCTTAGACATAATCTTGTCCTCCTTAATTTTCACTGAAATCAGATTTTGCATTGTTCATGGCCGGACGCTTGTCGCTCTCCGGCACGAGAGTGGGTTTGCCCTGCGGCTTTTCAATGAGGCCAGCAAGGACTTCTTCAAACCGGGCTTTGCCCAGCAGTTTCTGCATGGCAGTGACACCGAGGAGCTTCTGCTCATAGGGATCAAAGCCAGCTTCCGTAACAGCTGCGGCTACGGCAGCATCGTTTACGTACCTGCGGTTGGAGCGGCCTTCGACGAGCTTCCAGCCAGACCAGACCTTTCCGCTGATCGCCTGCTGCAGGGCGTAGTCCTTAATATCGGATGCCCATGCCACCAGAGCGTCAACCTTGCCGAGAATGTCCTCGACGTCCTCGTCGGTGAGGAGCGGCGGCAGTTTGAAGTCGTATCTTGCGAGCTCCAGATTGGCAGCGGCGCGAGCACGGCAGGCATTCTTGGCCTTGCAGAAGCCGCACCATTCACCGCAGAGGAAGTTCCCGTCACCGGCAAAGGCGAGATCGGCAGCAGGTTTTAAGACTTCGTCTGCCCACCGGTACAGATCTTCCTTTGACAGGTCGTAGGTGGAGAGGTTGTCCCGGCGCGGCTGGTAGATGGTCATCCGGACGGCGTCGATGTCGTAAATGTCATCGAACAGCTCCAGAGCTCCCAGCGCGTAGCACATCATCTGGGGATTCTCCTCGGCGCTTACCAGCACGCCCAGACCATATTTGAAATCAATGATCTGGAGGGTGCCGTCTGCGATGACGATGCAGTCGGCGGTTCCGAAACCTTCCTCTACCCACCGGGAGAAGTCGACGCGCTGCTCGATCAGGACGACGGGGTCGCTGCAGGATTCCTTGGCGGCCTCGACCTGCTCCAGCACGTAGGCTGCATAGCCGGTCGCGTGGTCTTCCATCTCCTGATTGAACCAGCTGAGGTGTTCGGTCGGGTCGTCTGCCTCCATGCCCAATGCCTTCTTCAGCTTGTACTCGCACAGGCTGTGGGCGTCGGTGCCTTCGGCAGCGTAGTCGCTTCCTTTATCCTCATAGGTCTCGGAGAGCCTTGCGGACGGTGGGCAGTGAATCCAGCGGTCTGACGATGATGCGGAGAGTAATGCGTGCTTAGGCATGATCCAGTCCCTCCACATCTTTCAGAAGCGCTTTGTAGTTTGCCGGGTCGACTCCGGAGAGCTTGGCGGCACCGTACTTCTGGAGCAGGGCGCGAATCTCAGCCGTGTGGCCTTTCCGGGACATATCCGCCAGTACTGCGCGGACATCCTCCAGCTTCAGTTCAGGCTCCTTCTTCGGCTCTGCCTTGGGCTCGTCGGCGTTCCCGGAGAACTGCTGGGTGAGCCAGTCGGCCACATCGTTAATAGCGGCAGCAGCACTGCGGAGCTCTTCGATGGTCATGGACATGTCTTTCATTTTGCTCATGTGTTTTTCCTCCTTCCTCGGATTTGCTTTGTGCGGCAAGGATCGTGAGCTTCCTCGCCAGTCTTGCGGATACGTTGCTGATCGCGATGAGAACGTCGATCACTTCCGCGTCCGCAGGACTCCTGTTGTTTGTTCCGTACATGTCGTCACCTCCTTCCGGAACTTGTGGGTGGGTTGCTGTTCCTTACACTTCCCACTGGAGGTGAGGCAGGCGGTTTGACGAAGGAGGTTGAAATTTTTTTGAAAGATAAGCAGCAAATAATTAAAAGTGCTGCTAAAACACCTCATAAAAATGCTCCGGCCACCATGATGGCAGCCGGAGCGGGTACATCTTAAATAGGTTTAGAAGCGGTCAGGGAATTCGGCAGCAAGCTGCTTCTTGGCCTTCGCAAGACGAGAGCGGAAAGTTGTCCGCTTAATGCCGATGACCTCAGCGATGGCCTCGTCGGTCAGACCTTTCTGGCGGAGCTTTCCGATATCCTGCGCTTCAGGCATCAGCTCGTTCAGACGGGCAAAGAGCTGGTCGAGCTCGGCCTTGTCACAAATAACATCTTCAATAGAAGGCGCAGTGTCGGCCAGCGCATCCAGCGGAGAGCACGTGTCACCGTCTTCATTCTCAGTCGTATAATCGAGGGAGATGTGGTCGCCTGCACGACGGAATTCACAGGTCAGGCAGTCGGCGTCGCAGAGCCAGAACTTGTTTTTAGGGCAGACGCACTGGCCGTGGGACTGATGACGCTTACGAAAAGCGTCGTGAAAACGGGTGTGCTCTCTGTAGACTTCTTCGGATACCTCCACCCATTCACGGGTGGCTTTGAGATAGATTCGATATGGTTTGCTCTGAGATACAGGGGTTTTCTTAATAGTTGTCATTTTCGGTTCCTTTCTGAGCGAAAGGAGCCGATAGAACGCAAAGCCGAAGTCTTCAGAAACACAAATGGCCGGATAACTCTGAAACATTGTGTTTCAAAGTCATCCGGCCATTTGGTAGTTCATCTCGACTCCGTTGCTCGGTATGCTTTGCGAATTAAGTTTGCGAATCTGTTGTTACATGCCTGCCTGTATAGCGTAAGCAGCAATGCGGTTATGGGGTGCTTCTTTTACTGCTGACTCATCGCAAAGGATTTTTACGATATGATTGCAGTTAGGGCACTTGAGCTCGATGTACAGCTTTTCCTTCGGAATATCTGACACATCACAGGCTCTCTTTCCACAAACAGGACATTTGAGCGGCTTGTTCATGCCTTCCTCCTTTCTTGTAGTAAATAAGCATGTTCGCTGATTTACAACACCTATGGTAAAAAATAAGGGAATGCACCTGTGAGAGCACATTCCCGTGCTAACAGAAATATTCGTCGAGAGATAGTTCCTCTCTGGATACCAGCTTTAATCCCTGAAGCCGGTATTTCATGGGTGTATAGTTGACGCTAAACTTCTCAGCCAGTTCTGAAATTGCCTGATCGACCTCATAGGTTCTTGGAAGAGGCGTAGTCGGTGACGAACGTAAGCCCATTGTTTTCAGAAATTCAGCTGTCGCTGCCTCTCGTGGCATTAGGAATGCCGCAGCGCAGTAGTTGGCTTGGTATTCAATGACCTCAATAGCGGACATATTTGATCTGTCTCCAGTTTCTGCCCGGAAAGCCTTCTTCTGACAGAAGTGTTGGTAATTCGCCGACCGATTCATAAAACAACGTGGATGAAGCTTCTGATGAAAGCATTCGTGGATGCAACTGAAGTTCTCTATTCCACGATTGTCGCCCTCATTAATACTCCGATCAATGATAATAGTTCCTTTTTCGACAGGAGTCTTTTTAGGAAACATCCCATTGAATACGATATTGTCAGGCGGAGTTTCATCAGATTCACTGATGGGAATCCAAGCGTAGTAGTAGCCGTTGTTGTAGGCTGTCATTCCAAGGATCGACTGATCCGGTGACAGGTAAAACCAGTCAGGCGTGCAGTGTATAAAATCCACCACATCATATACATCGATCTTCTTTGGCCGGACAAGGCGTTCTTTGTCAAAAGACTCGTTCAAGCTGTCCGCC